TTGCGGACATTCTTCTTCATGGTTTGAAAGTAATGCTCGTGGGACAATAAAGACTCACAAAGCAAGAAAGGCTGCAAAAAAACGTAAAGTTAGGATTATCGAGGTAGCAGATGATGATTGAAATTTAATAACAAAACAATTAGAGAGGAATAGAATGAACGAAAATGAATTTAAATTTACTCCCCCAAATAAACCTGGATGGAAATGTTACATGTTCGGCAATCCTGTGGGTGGTGTTGGGATTGTATATACTCCTTTAGAAGGCACCGTGCCTAATAGATTTGTCCGCTGGATGATGAAAACGTGCTTTGCATGCACGTGGGTTAAAGAAAAGGGCATTGGAGAATAGTTATGAGCAAAGAAAGACAATTACTGTTACAGATACAGCAATTTCTGGCATGTGATTGTGAAGACATTTATGGATTCGCCGCAGATATTGAAGAAATTCTTACACAACCTAAGCAAGAGCCTGTGGCTTGGCGCAAATGGGATGGGTACGGATTCTTGTTGAGAGAATATGATAATGGTGGCGAACCGCTATTCACATCACCACCAAAGCGTGGGGGCATAACCCCGCGCGAAGGCCTGGAAGAGTTTAAAAAGGGCTATGCACAAGCCGAGAGGGATTTAAAACGTAAACCATTAAGTGATAGAGATATCAATGAAGAACGCTTGCAAGTCCCAATCGGTATTTGGCATTTTAAAAGTTTTGAAGCTGGCATAAAATATGCAGAAAAAGCACACGGTATAACCGGAGGTAAGGAATGATGAAGATGTTGTTGAAAGTTTTAGATGCGATAAAAGACTCCTTGACGAAGAAGCTATTTAAGGAGTGTGAAGAATACTATGCGATTAATAACCCTTTTGTGGATGACGATAATGAGTACACCTGTGAACGATTTCAATTTTGATCTAGAACGTATGAAAGAGGCTGTAGAGTCTAAGCGCATACCAATCCCGCCTGAAGCTCTTACAAGTGAAGAGGCATTTGATAAATGGTTAAATGAGGATAATGATGAACCAACGAATTAGAGAACTTGCGTATCAGGCTAATTTGCTTGACGACGACGGTTGGAACACTAGCAACTTGACTATGACTACAGAGGATTTTGCTAAGTTAATTATTAAGGATTGTATTAGTACATGGTCGGCGATTGACAACGGTAACTTAGTCGAAGGAACTGACTATTTGCCAAAAGCATTGTATAAACGATATGGACTTGAAAAATGACAGTATTTTACAAGAAACAAGGTAAACGTTACGTAGCAGTATCCGAGTATGATGCCGATTTATGCAATAGTTTTCCTTACGGCACTCATGTAGTAGTCTGCCAACCAAACAGCATGAGCAGACGATTTCAGGTTGATCCTAACCTAGCACCTATGATCGGTGCTGCAAGGTATGCAGAGTCTGCTATGACAGATGCATTACAAAAGGCATCGATGTTACGACCAGCACGAGCGCCGTTGACTCCAGAACAATGGGAAAAGTGGAACGAGTTTAAGAAATCCATGGGTGACGTTAGCGTATACTATATAAACTACCCAAGTGCTGCAGATATCGTACGCGCAGGGCTCGATGCAATGCAAGAAGAAGCAGACAAACAACTAACCAATCCTGCAGTTAAGAAAGCGTGGGATTATTTTATGACGATTTCTCGTCTAGCCAAGGAGTATGAATGAACAAACAATATACATTTTTTTGGAACGGACCATTATCACAATGGTACCAGAGTAATTTTAAAGTAGGCGGGATAACGTTTAACACTGCTGAACAATATATGATGTATCATAAAGCAATGATGTTCGGCGATACTGCAATTGCCAAACAGATATTAAACACAGGCGATCCTAAAACGCAAAAAGCATTAGGCAGGAAAGTAGCTGGCTTTAAAATGAGTGAATGGAACAAGCAGTGTATTCAAATTGTGTATCGCGGTAATCACGCCAAGTTTACACAAAACCAGTATCTGTACAAAGCACTAATGAACACTGGTACTACTACACTAGTCGAAGCAAGTCCATTTGATACGATCTGGGGCATAGGCTTAGATGAAAAGACTGCACGGGTCACCCCGGAGGACGATTGGAAAGGTACTAACTGGTTAGGTCTAACATTAACCCAGCTACGTGAATTCCTTAAAGACGAAGAAGAAATCGAACGTAAAGAAAAATTAGCACAGGCAGCATAATGAATATTAAAAAATGGTTACGTACATGGCTGACATCCGACTCGGACATTATAGGGGCTGCAATTTCTCCCTACGCTAACAACGACGTGCTAAATGATACACAGCCTACATTTAGATTTAGTGTGTACCATGCAGATGGTGGGAAAGTTGTAGAATTTAGACGAGAAAATAACAACGGCACACGGGCAGAAAATAATGTGTACATAATTAGCAAAGACGAAGACTTCGGTGATCGTATTGCTAAAATTTTAACAATGGAATCTTTGAGAAGGTAGAATAGAATGGGAACTTTAATTTTAATGTTTATTGCAGGTGGTGTAGTTGGTTGGTTTGTGCATTTATGGGTATTTAAATGGGCGTTTGAATCTGATCCGGATCGTATTATCAATATGCTAATTTCAGTATCCGAAGGATACGAAGATGAAGACAATCCCAGTAACGGTGTAGTTGTTGAATCACACGGACCGTCATGGTTTGCATATTCCGAGCAGGGCAAGTTCTTAGCACAAGGAAAAAGTATTGCAGAAGCAATGGATGCTGTTCAGGACAGGTTCCCACAAAAATTATTTCATCAAGTCGAAACAGTTGACAAGCCACTTGATGCGTAGTATACTAGTCTAATCTTAGTAAATGCTTAGGAAGAAAAGTATATATACTAAAAATAAGGACTCATATGGCACAGTTAGTAACAGCAACAATAACAGAACAAGAATTTAAAGAACAGTTTGGTTTTAACGAACCAAGTGGTTTGTTTAATGACAGCAAGTTTCGATTGGTAATTAATCGATTTGGTAGATGCTATTGGCTGTTGTCAATAGACAATTTACAAGGTCCGCGGTTTTCTGGTAACAATGTTTATTATCAAGGAAACAATGCAAGACTAGTTAGAACCGTGTATCCGCATGCACGTAGAATGATTGATGTGGGCGGCAACGTAGGCAATAACACTATTGCCTACAGCGAATGGGCACAGTTTGTAGAATCGTTCGAACCTACACCAACAACTTTGATAATGCTCAAAGCCAATTTAGAAATTGCACAGCGTAGTAACCTGCATGGCATATATTGGAAAGGCAGCAATGAGGAAGGTAGCCTGCATCGCGACACTACTGAAAACGTCAGTTGGTATCATTGGAAAGGCGTTGCCCAATCAATGAACCTAGTAGCACAAACTACAATACACGAAGTAGCAGCAACTAACCGAAACACAGGTACGATCCAAATACAAGATCATATCGAACACGGCGGCCACAACTTTACAATCTACGATAACAAGCAAATTAAAAAAGCAGTCAACGTTGTAGAAGTACCTTGCAGGACTATAGATTCGTATAACTTTGAAGATGTCGACTTTATTAAGATTGACGTTGAGGGCAGCGAGTTGTTTGTGATCGAAGGTGCAACTGATACAATTATCCGTTGTCGTCCTGGTGTGCAGGTTGAGATCGTACCCAAACAGTGCCAGCAGTACGGTTATGAACCGCAAGCACTTTATGACTTTTTTGACAAACTTGATTACGTGTGCGTGTGTGCAGTTCGTAATCCTGCAAACAGAGATCAGCGCGGATTGTTCTTTGGTAAGAACATCGGCATGCAGCATAAACAAATTGCCAAATACATGGATCGATTGTTTGTTCCTAGAGAAGTACACGAAGCTACTGATTATGGTGCAATGAAACAAACCGCAAACGAATTTGACAATCTATTCGATTTTACTTGACAACAACACAATTTTATAATATAGTTAAAACTTACTTAACAACAGGCTCAGGAGGCTTAACATGGCAAGATGGTATCACGACGAAATTAGAGACATATTCGGCGACGACTTAGACAGTATTTTAGGTCCACGCGCAAATCGACGTCCGATAGCTCACGCAACCGATGCAGAAATTAAAAACATGCGCAAATGTATTAGAAAATTCAATGAGGGAGTAGTATTCACTAATAATCGTAAGATATTACCGTTTTTAGAAGCACTTAGATTAGTCCTTAATCATTTCCGTAGCAGCATTGATTCAGATACAAACAAACCAGTGTTATTCGGCTGGGACTTTGCAATGTTCGACCCTAATAACGGTGTTAAAGGCATTGAATGGCATTTGCAATTGCCACTTATGTTAAATTATGATGCACAACGAAATATCGACGTGTTACATTTATTTAACTTATTAATTGATTTTGATCCTCAACTTGCATTTGGTGCGAAAGGCCGAAAAACTTCCCAAGGCGAACTAATAATAAATGATGGGCAGCATGGGTCACTTGTACTTGCACTTGTAGGTTCAGAGCGTATACCGGCGATATATATCGAAAGTAACTTATCATATGTCGATCACAACCATTTTATCGGCTTTAACGGCGCGGCTTTGCAAGCCAACGATCATGATAATCACCGTAATATGGTACATCGCGCATGTGGCATGCTAGCTGCAAACCTTCCTATTAAGCACGAAGATCAAATTCATTATGATTTGCATCAAATACTTAATAGAGAATCTATTACTTTAGTTCCGCCACGTGGTAAAACTCCAGGTAATGGAGAAAGTAAACATACTACTAAATTCTTGGCATATTTTGACGAATATAACCAAGAAGTTTTTAAACGTGCAATACGCATTATGAGAAGTGCATGGCCAACTAAAAGTGTACCGCATGAGCCATTATGGGGTTTGTGTAAATTATTATCAGCACAGCTCGAAAACGATAAGAATCAACTTCGTAAAATTGATACTGCAATTGCACAAGCATTAGCCGAACGTTGGAACAAACCAGAACAAGTATGGCCTGAAGTTAACTTATCAATTAAGCAACAATACCCTCTTACCAAATATAGAGACGCGGCAGAAACAAATACCGGTAATCGAGGATATTTAATCGGTGCTGCTATTAAAAGCACAGTTGAAAACTTTGACTTGTATCTTACAAGTCAACCAGGTAGCCCGCGTGGTTTAGGAATAAGTTTATCACCTGTCAAACGTGACGACGATTATGAGTTTTATCTTAATATGCCATTTATGTCAAGTAACGGTGATGTATTTGACATCAACGATTCTTTAGAATTTGACGAGGAAGAAGAAGAACTTGCATGATCGATCAAAGTGAGGTTTTAAAAATAGACGATCTGTTACTATCTCGAACCTACTGGCGTCACTATGACGCTAGTACGTATTTGCGAAATGACTTGTATGCCGAGTTTATCAAATCAAAAGATAAACCAGCAACACTTAAACGTATATGGGCAATTAACATGGGTCAAAAATGGGGATGTGATCCAGAGGAATTATGGTCAAAATGTGTTGATAGATGTCCAATTTTTGACACGCCATTAGATTACGGACTTGGTAAGAATACACTAGTCAGGAACAACAGTGGTGAAAATAATGACTGGTTTCGTCCAAGTGCCGATCATGTAGTAGCACGTAGTCACGGCGGCAGTTCAAACGATGTGTCGAATATTGTTGTAGTCAGTTTGCGTGCAAACACTCTTAAAAACAATATAAAGTCAGAGGAAGAACTTACTGCACTATTTGAAGGGATTAAAAGAGTTTACTTTTCATAAGCGCCAATAAATATTTAAGGGAGTGGATATGAAAATTCTAATTACAGGCCATAATGGATTTATTGGCCGCAACATGGCTGAGTGGATGACTGCAGAAGGATGGGACGTTACTGGCTGGGATTGGAAAGCCAACGAACTTCCTGATGTTAAACAATACCAATGGGTTATTCACTTAGGTGCAGTAACTGATCATTCAGATGCAGATGTTGACACAATCATAAGCATGAACTATGAATTTAGTCAAGCACTGTTTAATGCGTGCAACAAGCACAAAGTACATTTTCAATACGCAAGCTCAAGTGAAGTATACGGTCATACTAATAACTTTAGTGAGTTTGCGCCTTGTCATCCACAGACACCTTATGCATGGTCAAAATACTTATTTGACCGTTGGGTGTTACAACAATCACACAACGCATTTGTACACGGGTTTAGATACTTTGATGTATATGGCAAGTACATGTATTTGCAAAGTAACCAATCCAATATCATTCACAACTGGCAAGAAGAGGCTCGCAAAACGGGCGCAATATCTGTATGGGACAATGCCGATAGAGTAAAGCGTGATTGGGTATGGGTAGGCGATGTATGCAAACTGCATATTGATTTTATTAAAACAGTTAGAGGTTCCGGTTTATGGAATATAGGCTCCGGGCTATCACATAGTTACTTAGATGTAGCCGAAGCAGTTGCAGACCAAACCGATGCAGTAATCAAAGTTGTAGAATCAGAAAGTCTAGTAGTACGCGACAGAACCTGTGCAGACCTGACACATTTAAAATCAACAATCGGCAAGCGGCAATGGCTCAACATATTTGAATACATCAACCGATAGTATAAATATAGTATATTGAGAGATCGCTATGAGAGCAAATGAATTTATTAACGAAGATGCAATTGGTACTTCACCAAAGCGTCCTCGTAGAGAAGGAAGTCGACATAGCCGCGGACACGAGCCGCAGGCAAGATATACAGAAGTAGCTGTTAATGAAGAAGATGTTACCGAAGAGAAAAAAAGCACAACTGCAATTTGTAAAAGTTCTAAAACAAATGACCAGCTAGGTGCAAGCATGTTATCGAAATGCAAATCACTTGGCATGCGTGCAAGAGAAGGTAACAAATCTCATTTAGTAAACGGTAAGCGTATCAAAGTTGGCGGTAAAAAGATCAAAGGAAAAGTACATGGCGGACCATTGCCAGACTGGGGTGAACATAAATGAGATTTGACGAATTTAAACAATTAAACGAAGACGCTGGATTTTCGCTAGTGGTTCCAAAAGACCGCAGTTGTCCAGAAGTTGCCGACCTTCAAAAAGTACTAAAAGCGTTTGGTCACAGTTTAGGTCCACCTGATGTTGACGGTGTTTTGGGTCGATATACTACAGCAGCACTTAAAGGCGCACAAGCAGAGATTGGGTTACCAGAGACCGGTGTACCCGATGAAAAGACTATCGAGCTGTTAAACCTAGCATTAAGAGAAGTACCTGAAATTGTATCTAAGCTAACAAAAAGTACAATAGCCGATGTTAGATCAGCAAGTGGTGCAGACAATATCGATGTTAGCACTATACAAGATCCGGACTTTAATAAAAAGCTCGACAACATTGCAAACCAGTTAGGTGTTAACTCTAGTGACCTATTAGCGATTATGAAACAAGAGTCTGGTGTTAATCCGCATGCACGTAATAAACAAGGTGGCGCAACTGGGTTAATTCAATTTATGCCTAACACTGCTAGACGATTAGGAACAACCACAGATGACTTAATAAAAATGACAGCAGTCCAACAGTTAGACTATGTTTATAAATATTTCAAAATGGTTGGTATTAGACCCGGAATGAAGCTAGGTGACTTATACATGGCAGTGTTCATGCCAAAATATGTAGGTCATGACGATACAACTGTATTAGGTGCATCAGGTGCAAGTGGTTTCTCAGGTAAAGTGTATGCACAGAACAAAGTTTTAGATAGAAACAAGGACGGCACTATTACTATTGCCGATGTAAAAAATTCCGTAGCCCGCTTCGCATAATTAAATATAGAATGAATATAACAGGAAAATTATTAATAGCACCACCATCTGTAAAAGGCAACTTTTGGTATAAAACAGTAGTCATGGTCACAGAGCATGACAAGGAAGGCAGCATAGGCATAGTATTAAACAAACGCAGCACTATGACAGTAAATGAGTTTGGACAAGAACTTGGGTACTATCTTAATCTGCCAGGCTACGTTTATATCGGAGGTCCAGTTAATCCTAAAAGTCTTAGTTTCTTGCATACTAATGACTGGGCATGTAAGAACACGCTAAAGATTAACGATGATTTTTCAGTTAGTTCTGCAGATGATATCTTACCTAGACTTGCAGCAGGTGATTCTCCTCGTAAATGGAGAATATTACTTGGCATGTGTGGCTGGAGCCCAGGGCAGTTGCATGATGAGATCAACGGTGCTCATCCTCGCACACATAGAGATAGTTGGTGTATCGCAACGCCAACTATTAAATTAGCATTTAGCAACGATAACAAAGAGCAATGGTCAGCAGCAATTGCACAATCCGCCGAAGACTTTGCTAAAAACATCTTGACATAGTTACTATCTTATAGTACAATACAAATACATAAACAACCAACAGGAGTTTTTATGGCAGACACACTCGTTTTAAACAGCGATGGTATGCCAGTTAGTGTATTACCACTAAGCACAATCAGCTGGCAGGAATCCATCAAATATATAGTTTTAGATAAGGCCGATATTTTATTATGGCATGAGGACTGGATCGTTAGTTCAGCATCATGGTCAACTGCGGTCCCATCAGTGATTATGCTTCGTGAATACATGAAACCAAAATCAACTCTGCGGTTCAGTCGATCAAACGTTTTCTTACGTGACGAAGGGAAATGTTTATATTGTGGAATTAGCTTAGAAAGCAGACATGCAACATTAGATCATGTGCATCCTGTGAGCAAAGGTGGTACAACAACTTGGGAAAACTGCGTAACTGCGTGCGGGCCTTGCAATGTTGCCAAGGGTGATAGGACTAAAATGAAACCTAAATTCAAACCTTACAAGCCAACTTACTATGAATTAGTAAATAAACGTAAGAAACAATATTTCAACGTTAAACACACAGCATGGTTAAATTTCATAGTATAAAAAGAACCCTTTGGTTCATATTAGGTATATTAAGTGTAGGCATGGCGTATGTCGGTGTAGTGGTACCCGGCATACCTTACTCTACTTTTGTAGTATTAGCTGCATACTGTTTTGCTAAAAGCAGTCCAAAAATGCATGCATGGCTCTACTCTCACAAACTATTTGGTCCATTCTTAATAGGGTGGTCCGAAAAGCGTATCTTCCCACAAAAGCTAAAATACTTTATGTTAGTCACGATGAGTTCAAGTTTAGTAATGATGTGGTTCACTACACATAATATCAACGCAATCATCTGGACAGGTGGATTTATGATACTTGTTGCAATATGGGCATGGCGTTATCCTCGTTCTGAAGAAGAATATACATGCAGAATCACACAAGGCAAACGTATAGGATGGTTTAAATAAATACACGACTATTGAGGTATTTATGAAAACACTATTAGCATTATTATTACTTTTACCTAGTCTTGTACTAGCAAACTCTATCGATCAGCAGTGTCCACAATTTGTAGTACGTGGTGCCCCTGTTAGTCCACTAGCAGACAATGCTGCGCAGTTTATATGTAAACAAAATTACGCAATCCATTACAGATTTGATACAAAGACTGCAGAGTATGTTGTAGAACACGTTACTAAAGAATCAGTAATCGGGCCTGCACAGAGAGAAGATGACTTCCGTCCAGACCCTGCTATTGCAAAATCAAATCAATCCGTGTTATCGGACTATGCCGGACATCCATACGACCGCGGCCATTTAGCACCAGCCGGTGATAATAAACAAACTAAAGAAATAATGAGCGAAAGTTTCTTTTTATCTAACATGGTTCCGCAAACTCCAAATAACAACAGAGGCATCTGGAAACAACTAGAAACAGCAGTGCGTAATTTAGTTGTGGAAGGCAAAGACCTGTATGTTGTCAGTGGAACACATTATCAACCTGGATACTTAACTATCGGAAACAATGTCGGTGTACCTACCCATTTATGGAAAGTTGTTGTCGATAGAGGAAGCCAAACAGGTATTGCATTTATATTCCCTAACAAAGGTTTACCAGTTAAAGACTTACCTAAGTATGCAACATCGATTGCTGAAGTAGAAAAACTTACAGGTATAAACTTTATGCCCGAACTAACTCCAGAACAGCAGCTTCAAGTCGAACAGGAATTTCATGTTATTGATTGGTTAGGATTGACTATATGAAAATAGAAGAACTTACTGAATCTCACAAAGATTTAGATAGATATACTGCGTATGCAAAAACACATTACAGTGAAACAGATCCAACTACTGCAGTATTACAATTATTAGTACGCAGTATTGAACACGGTAAATCAGTCGATGCTGAACAAACTGCAGCTATTAGGGAATTACAAAAAGAAGTAGAAGCGTTAAAAGGATCTAACGCTTCTACCATAGCCCCTACTGTTTGATATCAAACACGATTTTTAGAGCATTAATTAAATCTTCAATCATCCCATCGTCATGTAATGGTGTTGGCGCAAAACGCAAACGTTCCGTTCCTTGGGGCACGGTGGGATGATTTATAGCTTGAACATAGATATTAAAATCATTTAACAAACGATCACTAATTTCTTTTGCTCTGGTCGCATCTCCTACTAGCACAGGTACAATGTGTGTTGTGCCATCCATTAATGGAATTCCAGCTTTTCTCATTCTGTGTTTTAATTTTCTAACACGATCTTGAAGACGTTCCCTTATTTCGTTATGCTCCTTTAGATACTTAACTGCTGCCAGCGCACCGGCACATGTAACTGGACTCATACTTGTTGTAAATATAAATCCTGCTGCAATGGATCGAATTGCATCGATCACAACTGCATCTGCTGCAACATAACCGCCCTGGACTCCATACGCTTTACCTAAGGTGCCATTGACTATGTCGACCCTTCCTTGTAATTGTAATTCTTCGAGCTTTCCTGCCCCGTGTTCGCCGTATAAGCCCACTGCGTGTACTTCATCTAAGTATGTAATTGCAGAGTATTGATCAGCTAAGTCGCAAATTTCTTTGATAAGACTTACATCTCCATCCATAGAGTAAATTGATTCAAATACAATACAAGGTACATTCTTGTTTGCTGCTGCACGTTTTAAACATTCTTCTAGGTCATCTAGATTATTATGCTTAAAAATTTGTTTAGCAGCCTTACTATGACTCATGCCTACGATCAAACTATTGTGATTTTTACTATCACTGATAAATTCAATATTAGGAATAATTTTTGCTAGCGCAATTAAACTCCACTCATTCGCAACATACGCACTTGTAAACAACAATGCCCGTTCTTTTTTATGCAAAGATGCAAGTTCATATTCTAAAGCAACGTGATAATGACTAGTTCCGGAAATGTTCCTAGTACCACCAGAACCTGCACCTGTCATATCTAAAGCAGTATGCATCGCATCTAAGACAATTTTATGCTGTCCCATACCTAAATAGTCGTTGCTACACCAGTTAACAATACTTTTAATAGAATACGGTCCATACCAAATAGAATAAGGAAACTTTCCGTTTTCACGTAGCACATCATTGAAGATGCGATACTTGCCTTGTTGTTTAAGGTTTTGAATTAGTGTTGTAAATGTTTCGTGGTTAATCATAGTACAGCTATTTAATAATAAATATACGATAAGGATACAAATATGAGAGTTCAAGATATAATCAGAAGTTTAATCGACTTTATCGACAATGTTGATTCAACGCATGTTGCACCGATTGATACAATTGATCACAAAGCAAGCCCGTTAACACATGCCGGGGATGACATAAATCGATTTAAACAAATTGTCGATTTAGCAGATAGCCCGTATAGACATGCATACACTAACGAACCAGTTCCGGCTTATGCTGATTTAGATTCGGTTACTATTCATGCAGGCGGTGGGATGAATGGCCCAAAACATCCTGCTGATATTAGAGTCAAAGATCCAAGTGCATATCCGCATTTAATAGATAAAGAAATAGAAGAACCAGTTTCAGCTCATCCTGAACATATTGTAATGATTAAAGCAATGAGGGGCAATAATGTCAGCTAACGGAATCGCATGGTTATCAACCAAAGAAGCAAGACAAAAAGCTAAACTTGATCTAGCACAGACAAAACGCCAATCAGGCGGTGATACTACTACAGTTTATTATAGAGCAAATAATACATACGACATTGAAGGATTACCTACAAAATATAGCGGTAATAATGTAGTTGATAACGCAAATACAGGTGGATTACTTCAAGGTCGTCCTTGGGTTAATGTTGCAGGAATTACATTTGCTGCAAACATCTGGCGCACAGACTATGAAGGTTATTTTGGCGATGTCGCCTCGTGGTTTGCTACGGCTAGTTTAAAAGCTGCACCTAACAATTATAACGGTACTGATGCTACTATCAGCGAACCAAGTTTATTAAACAACACTAGTATCGAATACAAAGGATATTTCCTTGCTACATATACCGGAACTCATACATTCTACCTAAGCTCAGACGACGGTAGTTATTTGTGGATTGGTCTAACAGCATTAAGTGGTTATACAACTGCAAACGCGCTAGTGCAGAATGGCGGATTACACCCTCAACAAGAAGTTAGTGCCACAATCAGCTTAGTTGCTGGCACATACTACCCTATACGCATACAGTTTGGCAATGGTCCAGAAGGGCCTGGTGTTCTAGTTGCTAGTTATGCACATACTGGACAAACTAAAACAAGTACCTGGACTAGCAAAGTCTTCTATAATACAGCAACTAACGGCTTCTAAAAGGATTAACATGATAGCAAAAGAATTTACTATTAACAGTAACGGAATTATATAATGGCGTATATGCACGATAATAAAAATCCTAATTTAAACAATTTGCATCATGCAATGGAACTTGTAGGTGACTTACCGCATGTTCGTGTTACATTAGGTGCTGATAATATTACAGTTACCGGTAGTGTTAACATTGCATCTGAAATTAAGATTAACAATACTGAGTTACAAAGTATTCCTGTACATCTAACAGATGATCCGATTGCAGTAACTGGAACATTTTGGCAAACTACACAACCGGTTAGTTTAACTACATTACCTGATAGCAGTGTATCAATTAAAGCAGGATCTAATCTAATTGGTAAAGTTGATGTAAACAACTGGCCGGCTACTCAACCAGTATCTATTGCAAGTATGCCAACTACCCCAGTTACAGGAACATTTTGGCAAACTACACAACCAGTTAGTGGAACAGTTACTATACAAGACAGTGGCGGAAGCATCACAGTGGACGGTAGCGTAACAGCCACCATTACAGATGTTATCACAGTTCTTACGACTGAAGATGCCGGTAGTTTTTATGCGTTCAACAACCACGCTGCTAATTCCAATCGTGGATGGACTATGGACGACACTATGCGTCCCGTGGTTAGTTTTCAAAATAGCAGTGCTAATACTGCAGACATGATCAAAATTGTAGAATATGAAATTGGTAACAACAATGCTAATCAAAGTACTATTATATATGAATGGTATGAAGGCCCACTAACTATCAG